AACATCCAGATGGAACAAAAACAAGATATTATCATGTAAATCCTAAAGCAGGTCTTAAAAATGGTGATGAGGTGTTTGGTGGTCAGCATATCGCTGATATGACACGTTATTACAGAGGTGGCACTGAACAAACACATTTACATTTTGAGTTATACAACGCAGCTGGTGATATAGTTGATCCTACTAAAGCAGTTAGAGATGCTAGTAATTACTTATCATCACCTTTATCTGATGCTCAGGCAAAACTTTTTGCAACATCGGGAGTAGATCCACAAGAATCTGCTACCAATATGGATCAATATGAAAAAATTAAGGCAGAGCGTGACAAATTAAGTGAACTGGATACATCAGCAGAACTCAATGCTGCATCTACATTTGGACTTAGAAAAGCAATGTCTGAGGGAAGAAACACAACAAGAAGAGAACGTTTTATAATTCCTGGTATTGGTAATGTTAGATATCATCATGGTCTTGGTGGTATTGGTGCTACGAAAACTTTCTTTACTGAAAGTGGCGATAAAATAAGTGAAGAAGAGATGTTGGAATTGATCAAAAATAGAAATGCAGAACTTCATAAACAACAGGTTGAATTAATGAATAGAACAAGTGATGCGGGTGGTGCTGATCAATTAAATACAGCTTCTAGTGAAGTTCTTAATGCTTCTTTACCATCAGGTAATACAACTATTATTAATAACAATGGTGGTAATAATGGTGGAGGATCTTCTACTATAGGAAATCAAGTACCTATCGGATCTAGTTCTGATGATATGGGTGCTGGTGTATATTCAAATGCACATATCAGAACATTGAACTGCTAGGTTAGGATAATGGAATTTAACTCTTCAACAGATTTTAGTTTAGAAAGCTTTCTAATCACACCACATATTGGTAAAACAATTGATGCAAAAGGTTTATTAGCAGAGATAGAATACTGCGAAAATATTACTTCACCTTTTGTAATGGCAACTGCTTCAATGGTTGATAGTGTAGGTTTAATAAACAATTTACCTATAAAAGGTGGAGAAAAAGTTGAACTTAGAGTTCGCACTAATATTAGTGAAGAGATTTTTTCTTATAAAATGATAATATGGACAGTTCAAAATCGTTTTGCTGAGCAGAAAAAACAAACGTATACTCTTGGATTAATTTCTCCAGAGGCAATTACCAATGAACATTCTCTTGTTACTGTTGAAACAACTGGTAATCCATATTCTATTATTGGAAAGTCTCTTAAAACTGATTTGCAAACTGATAAAGAACTTTTTGGTGAAAATTCCTTATTTGAAGTTCAACTTCTACCAGGACTAAAAAAACCTTTTGAATTTTATACAACTTTATCAATCAAAAGTGTTTCTCCACAGGCAAAATTCCAAACTTCCGAATCAGGAAACACTAATAAATCAGAAGAAGAAGTTAAGGGAAGTGGTGGATTTTTCTTCTGGGAGACTAGAAGAGGGTATAATTTTTATGCAGTTGATTCATTACTTGCAGATGAAAAAAGTCCCTTAAAATCAAAAAAATTAATATCTAAAGCATGGGGTTCTGAACCATATCAAGCATACACAGAAAGAGTTGGTAACACTGATGATGGTGCAGATGATAGATTTACTATTAAAAGATCTATTTTTGGATCTGAAATTAATCTATTGAATACTCTAAGAAAAGGAAAAGTTGCTTCTAAAGTAGTATTTTTCAATCACTCAACTGGACAATATTCGGAATATGTCTATAAATTGAAAAAAAGTTATGATAACATGTCACACTTAGGTGGACAAGCTATCTTAAGTAAAATACCATCAGGTATTCCTGGAAAGGATTTAACCGACCTTCCATCTAGGAATTTATCTGTTATGATAGATCATGAAACTTGGTTTAATGAACCAGGTATTGCTTCACCAGAACCAGAAGATGGATCTGATAATCCTACTAAGTTTGCTGATTGGCAGAAATATTATACTGTCCAAGCAATTGCACGATATCAATTACTACAAAATCAATCTTGTACTATTGTTATTCCAGGAAATGCAGAAATCTGTGCAGGTGATAGAATTAATATTAGACTAATATCAAAGTTACCAGATGAATTAGCAAAAGATGAACCATACGATCTTGAGAGTAGTGGAGAATATTTAATTCAGGAAGTTACTCATTCATATGATCCTACTATGGGCAATAATGGTAGATTTTTAACAACTCTCCGCCTTATGAGAGATTCTTACGGAATGAAAGGTAAGGCATCAGTACACAGTACCTAAATAATCAGAGGAGGTAATTACCTATGGACAGTATTGAACAGCATATCAAGAAGGACAAAGAGATCCTTCAAGATCCAACAACTAATCCACAAATGCGTCGTCACATTGAAGGCGAACTGCATGAGTTGGAAGATTATGTAGAGCATCATAAAAAAGAAATTGAAGCAGGTGATCATCACGATCCTACCTACCTAGAACTTTACTGTGATCAAAATCCATCAGAACCTGAATGCCTAGTGTATGAGGACTAAGTATGGATGAGGCATTATCGCGATTAATTCCAATTCAACGCATCGGAAACGATGGTTTTACATGGTGGGTTGGACAAGTTGAAGCAACCGCCAATGATGAAGAAAATAATAAAGGCGGATACCGTTGTAAGGTAAGAATCGTTGGTGAGCATACCTCTAATAAAGAGAGCTTACCAACGAAAAAATTACAATGGGCAACTACGATAATGCCTGCCAATGTTCCTTACATGCCAGGAAATATTGGCGGTGGTAACTCTGGACTTGTTAAAGGATGTTGGGTTATTGGTTTTTATCTTGACAATGACAAACAGAAACCTATTATTATGGGTTCTATTGGTCAGGTGCCAGGATCAACCAAAATTATTAATAATATTGACCCTAATGATAGTGAAGCATTTAAGACTGGTGTAGGAACTGGAGACTTAGCTCCAAACCCAGCAAAAGATGGTCAAGAGGGTAAAGATGGCACTGCTAAAACTGGTGGTGGACTTGCTACTGGTAGAAAACGTGGTGATGATGAAGAAGATGTTCCACTTCCTCCTGCAAAAGTGGAAGCAATTAAAGATGAACAGTGGTGTCAGGTAGTTGCTGAAAAATGTAAAAAACCTGACCTTAAAACACAGATGACTAGTATCATCGGTGAACTTTTGCAGGATATTCAGAACAACAATGGTCAAATTGGCACTTATTATGTAAGTAAAGTAACTGGTGGCATTAACAGTGCTGTAGGAACAGCAAGAGGAAAAGTAAACAAAGCAATCACTGTCGTAAAAGAATTTCTAGCAAGAGTAAAAGGTTGGATTACTACTAAGATTCAAGCAGCAGTTAATGATTTAGTAAAAGCAATACTAAAACCAAATGAAAGTGGAAATGTTTTAACTCCTGTCACAGAGTGGTTCAATAACATCCTAAAAGATCTTGGATGTAAAATGGCAGATCTTGGAGAAAGATTGATTGCGTGGTTGACTAACCTCTTGATGAATTTGTTCAATCAAATTTATCGTGCTGCTATTTGTCATATTGATGAGATAGTAAACGGAATTATTTCCAAGATTTATCAACTAATGAATGAATTGCTTGATAGTGTATTGGGACCTTTGCAAGATATTCTTGGTGCCATTGCTGAACCTTTGAATATGATTGGTGAAGCAATTAATTATGTTTTAAAACTTTTGGGTATCTCTTGTTCTGGACCAGATCAAACATGTGCAAAGTATAAGAAAGTATGCACAGATGGTGGAAAAGAGAAAGATGAAGATGACAAAGATTTCTTAGACGATTTGTTGGATAGTATTGACAACCTATTTGGTGATACTCCTGCTGACTACACTCAATATATCTGTGAAGAAGCTTTTACTGGAAGACCTCTAACTATAACTACGATTGGATTTGTTGGAGGAGTACCAGCACCAGGAATTACAACAACCAAGAAACAAAAACTAACTTACAGTATTGGTGATATTACTGTATCTGAAGGTCAAGCTGCTGTCTTTACAGTGAAACGAGGTGGATTTATTGATATTGCATCATCTGTAAAATTTAAAACTATTAAGAATCAAGGTACAGCAACTGCTGGAAAAGATTATCTAGAACAAGAAGGAATTTTAGGATTTGCTCCAGGAGAGAGTGAAAAAACCATTACCGTTCAAACATTAGTTGATGACGAAAGAGATCCTAATGAAACTTTCTTTATTAGATTGAAGAAGAACTCTCCAGAAAATGGTGTAAAAACAGAATTCATTAAAAATATTGGTACATGTACTATTATTGAAAAAGATCTTAAAGATGATTATGACCCATATGATCCAGAACCAATAGATCCATTTGTACCTATTCCTGATCCTCCTACTGATGATCTTCCAGACGATCCTAATGTACCTGATGTTCCAGAAGAAGAGGATGATGAGACTGTACCATCACCAACATTCAATGTAACAGCAAATAGAACTACATGTCCAGAAGGTGAATTCATCATTTATACCATTACCACGACCAATTTAGATAATGGAACCATCCTGTATTATAATTTGAGTGGAAACGGTATTACTAGTTCTGATATTATAGGTGGTAAACTTAGTGGAAGATTTATCATTAATAGCAACGAAGCAAAGGTAACGGTTGGCATTGAAGAAGACAATGAAATAGAAGATATAGAAACACTTACCTTTAGTATTACTGGAAAAGGAGCATCTGTAGATGTTCTAATCACTGTTTCTGATGATCAAGATATTGGTGATATTGATGATGGAATTGGTGACAAACCAGAAACAGTCTTTGAAGAGTTTAGACCACCTACTGCTGGTCCACCTATCACTGACGATAGAGGTGGTATCATTGAAATTCCTATTGATGATCCTGGTGATCCATGGTTAGAACCACCTATTGTTATCATTGGTGGAGAAGGAACTGGAGCTACTGGAACAGCACTTCTAGACGAGTCTGGAGTTGTTACAGAAGTCAGAGTTCAATCTGCTGGATTTGGATATAAGAAAAATCTTGCAACTGATAATGATGTTAGATGTATCATTGATTCTTTCACTATTTTGAGACCTGGTATTGGATATACCAGTGTTCCTGACTTATATGTAAATGGAGAATTAGGAGTTGCAGAAGCAGTCATTAATGATGACGGTTTTGTTATTGGAGCTCGTATCCTTAATAGAGAACTTACATTTGATAGATTCCCTGCAGTTGATATTATAGGTGGCGGTGGTTATGGTGCTAAACTATTACCATCTCTAGCATGTCTAGATACAGCAGCATTGTCCAGAATTGGTGCTACGAAGATTGGCACTGGTAAATACATTGATTGTCCATAATGTCACATCCTGTAGGCGCAAAAACATATCCTAATAGTATATTCAAGCAAACAACGCCTGATGAAGAACAAGCGTTGTCGGATCAACCTAGGTTTCAAACGTGGTATAAAGGATGGTTAACCAGATCTGAAATCTATGAGAGAAGGTTACCAGATGGACTAACCTCTGCATTGAGGATTGATGGTCCTGGAGACAGTGCATTGTCTTTAGACAACAAAGGCAATATAAGAATTCTTACTGGAAAGAAAACGGAAGTTGCTGGTAGTGGAGTCCTTGGAATCAAAACTTGGGGACAACAGCAATTACATAATGAAAGATCTAATCTTCAGTATTGTGCTGGTGGAACAGAAAATGAAGGACAAGCACTAAATGTTCTCTGTTATGGTGATTATGTAGAAGAAACTATTGGTTCAACCAGATATATCAAAGCTTCAAAGATTGAAATTACTGCAACAGAAGAACTTGTATTGAATGGTCAAACCATTAAATTACAGGCACAGGGTGATATTGAGATGGGAGCTGCGGCAATCAACACTGCACAGGTCAATAAAAAAGATATTGTTCTTGGACAGAACATGAAGTTTGGTGCTGGTGAAGACACTGACTTGCAGTTTGATCCTAGAGCATCTAGAAACGTGGTTTCTCCTGGTAATATTCATCACACAATTCTTGGAGATTACAAGGTAAAATCCTTGCGTAACATGAGTGTCAATGCTGTTGCTGGACTTTTTATCAGTACACCAGCAACTGCTACTGTTCAGGGTCTAGCAGGGATGATAGTCAATGGTCCTGGAGGCATGAACATAAAAGCAGCAAAGACTAGTATTGAGACTGCTGATCTAGACTTTACTGCAGCTAAGACGGATATTACCACTGCTGATCTCAATGTGGATGCTGCTAAAGTGGATATTCTTGGTAGTGCTGACGTTTCTATTACTGGCGCAAACGTTCGTATCTCTGGCGCATTAATTTATCTTAACTAACTGGTAAGATATACTCATTGCAAACTGGCACAAGGGGGGTTGTTTTTTGGACCTAACCCTGATAAATTACTTGTATAGCAAATGAGGGTGGTGCCTCAATTACTCGCACCAACTCACTTGACACGCTCTGCGTCATGTGCTATGCTTTTCAAGCAGTCGGAACAAACCGACTCTCCATCTGCGGGTAACCACTCCGCAAGTAAACTAACAAAGAGGATTTTTTAAATGATCAAAACTGCTTTCGCTGCCATTGCAGCAGCTTCCGCAATTGCTGCACCCGCTGCTTTTGCAGGTCCATACGTTAACGTAGAAGCCAACTCTGGTTGGACTGGATCAGATTATTCGGGAACAAATACAGACCTTCACGTAGGCTACGAGGGTGCTCTGGGCGAATCTGCTTCGTACTACGTCCAAGGCGGCGCTACCGTGCTTTCTCCTGACGGAGGAGAGTCTGACACCGTTCCTTCTGGTAAGGCAGGTATTGGATTTGGTGTGACCGATGCTCTCGGTGCTTATGGTGAAGTATCATTCGTTGGTTCAGGTTCTGACGACGTTGACCGTGGATATGGTGCTAAATTGGGTCTGAAGTATTCCTTCTGATTTGCACAATCTGGTTAATGTGATATAATGACAGGGGATCTTCGGATCCCCTTTTTCATTCTAAATATCATTGTTGACAAATAAGTTTATGCTATCTACCCAATATAGATTGCGCCTAGAAGGAATTTGCAAAAAAATTGCAAACAATGAGCAAGTAGAACTATCCGATATGATTTGGGCAGAGAAACTTGCAAAAGCGCATACAACTGCTCGTGAGTGGTTGAAACAAGCAAGACGCCAATCCAATGGAATTGAGGAGGGCAGTATAGATGATTTTATGAATAGGATGGGTTTGGGAGATCCTGATCCATCCAACCATAAAACTCAATTTGACGGCGCAGATGATATCAAAGATTGGTTCATGAGGGATAAACCTGATGACTGGAGACAAAGAGACTAAATCTTACCAATACGAATTTGAATATCAGTGGGGTGGTGTAGATACACCCTTCACTAAAATGCGAAGGTGGGCAAAAAAACAAAACCCTATCGTTAAACATCTTGCCCTAGGATTCATAGAATGGTTATGGCAAAAGTGGGTTGATGGCAGGGTAGAAATGGAAATGGCATCTGTAGACAAACAAGCAGAAGAAATAGTCAAACAATGGGAAAGTGATGAACCAAAACCCACAATCAAGTCTGAACCTTCTGAGGTAGAGGGATTAGATAATATTAGTATTTCTTGGAGACAACATGACGAATGATTTTCTAGTTCTTAATCATCTCAAGTATCAAAAGAAGCATCATAAGGAAGAAGTTGAGGAACTGAAAAGACAGATTCTTGAACTTCAGGCAGAAATTGCAGTATTGAAGGCAATGAAACAATGACTGACAATAAAATTACTCCTGAGACCTATGAGGAGATGAACAAAGAGTTTGTAAAGGACGGTCTCGCCTTTAGAATTAATGTCCCTACTCAAGAAGAAATTGACAAATGGCTGAAAGCAAGTGGCGTGAGGAAACTAACAAAGTAATTGCTAATAATCTTATCAACAATATTGAAAAATTGTTGAATGGGAAAGCTAAGCACTATATAGTTGCTGATAGGACATCCTCTCACAAAAAGATTGTAATTGAATATGACCACAGCAGTAATTTACAGTAACGGTAGTCAAGAGTGTGAGCGTATGGCAGCACTCTTGGAAAACATCAAAGGTGTCTCTGATTTCCATAGGTATGACTTAGACAGGCACTTTTCAAAGCAACAATTTCAAATGGAGTTTGGTGGAGATGCATCATATCCCCAGATTGCAATAAATGACAAACATATTGGTAGCATGAAAGAAACCTTGCAATACCTTAAAAAATTAGGTATGCTTGACAAATAGAATGAAACCATGTATAATCAAAACATATGACCTTTTATCATGAATTACAGACCCTATAGTGTGGAATGGAATAGGCGTCGTTATCTATCCGAAGCGATTAAGACCTACTTTAACGATGATGTTGACCCCAGCATTATTGTTGATGACATTCGTGATGTCCTCGCTGAGGAGATTGATTACTATAGGGGACGTGCTGATGACCTACAACAAGTAATGGATGGTATTACCAATGACTAAGAAGAGTTTCAAGAAGACAGACAAAAAAGGTCGTGAGGAAATTTGGGAATGGGAAGAGACTCCTGAGCTAAAAGCGTTTATCAAACAGCAATCAATTATCAAACTGTCCACACCACCTACAAGACCGTCCTGATCTGCTATAATAAAGGAGTTGAGAGGTAAACTACAATGTGTTTCCTTACGCGAAACCGCCTCTCACAACTGCGAGTATGGCGGAATCGGTAGACGCACCAGACTTAAAATCTGTTGAGAGAAATCTCGTGGGAGTTCAAGTCTCCCTACTCGCATCCTTGTTAAATAGAACAGGAAACGCTGACTTAGCATGAAGTACACAATTAACAGAAAACATTGTTTCGTTGACAATGAACCAGTATTGATGTATTTTATAGAGAATATGCCATTTGCTTTTGACACTCTTGAAAAAGAAGAAAAGGAAGACAAATGGATTCTCTCTGAAGCAGCAATCAATGAAGAGTATACATTAGAGGATATCTTTAAATTCTCTGATTACTTGATTGCTGAAGAGTGTCATCCTGTTCTATTTGAACTGGATCTCGTTAATCCAGAACTTATACCAGAATGAGATCATTTAAATATCAATACTTAAAGTTAAAATTAGAAGAAAAATTCTATAACAATCTTGTAGAAATAATAAATGACTCTGAACCAGCTGGTTCACATGGACAAATCAAAGAAGAATTATCTTTGACTGATGGCAAAGTCATGAATGGTGATCCCCAGTCTAGATCTTGCTCTCTGACATTTATAGATAATAAAAAACTGTATAAATTATTAAACCCTTTAGTTCAATTAGCTAATACAAAATTAGAATGGAATCTTGATATAGATTATATTGAACCTGTTCAATATACGGTTTATAATCCTGGAGATTTCTATGATTGGCATCTAGATGAAGGATCATGGGTGCCTAATGCTAGAATGAATAATAAAATCAGAAAGATTAGTTTTACTATTGTATTACCTTCTGAATTTGAGGGAGGAGAGTTTGTTATTGATACTAGAAGTACCATTCTCAACAATTCTTCTAATGAGGAGATAAAAAATCTTGAGTTGGGACCAAGATCTTGCGTCTTTTTTGGATCTGATACACCTCATACTGTATTACCAGTTACCAGTGGTGTTAGAAAATCTTTAGTGGGATGGGCGCAAGGACCACCTTTTAAATAAACATTTGATAAAAAAATGAGTCAGTTTCTTGAATTATTGGTTGGGACATTTGCTAACAAACGTCAAGCACAGTCCCATCCTACACGTTATGCACATATTCGTGTCTCTCACCGTTTGATTGGAGAAAACCGTATCTATGGAGAGCAAGCGTATAACTATCTACTTAACCGTCCATATCGTCAGTTCGTAATTGATGTTGTGGAAGAGAATGAAGAGTATCGTCTCAAGAATTATGAAATTGCAAACCCTCTACAGTTTGCAGAATGCAAAGGTCTTGAACAAATTACAGATGATATGTTGACATACCGTGATGGGTGTGATATTATTATGAGGAAGACAGGTCCAGAATCCTACTTTGGTGGGACTTCAACCTGTAACTGTTACGTCAACTGGAATGGCACTGACACATACGTCCAAAATGAGGTTACTCTCACTAAAGATGAGTACCATGTAGTTGACAAAGGATTACACAAAGAGAATCATCAAAAAGTTTGGGGTTCTGATTGGGGAGCATTTAAATTCGTAAGGCAGTAATGCCTTTACCGCCCTTATAGCTCAGTGGTAGAGCAACGCTTTTGTAAAGCGTAGGTCGTTGGTTCAAATCCAATTGGGGGCTTAAACGGGTTGGCGACACCCGTGCTCACATCTCCGAGAGAAAAAAGAATCGGAACACCAACCCATGTGAGAGAGAAGTGGGATCCTTCTCGGTGCTACCGCTGTTGGACGCAGCAGCGGTTATTTTCAGGGGAATTAGCTCAGTTGGTAGAGCGCCTGCTTTGCAAGCAGGATGTCAGCGGTTCAAGTCCGCTATTCTCCATTCAACCACAACATATAAAACGGTTGAAATTATCAAAATTGAATTTAGCAAAAACATAGGAGGCTAAATGAGTATTCAATTAAAAGAGCTGGTTCGTGTCTATGACCAGTATGAAAAAAGAGTAGACGAAAAGACTAAGCAATATCTTGCTGGTTTTAGAACAGTTGATAGTTCTCCTAAGGGTTTACCCCTTATGGAAGATATCATTGATCAATATGATCGGGGTGAGATTCCTGATGGCGGCACATACATCTGTGAAGCGAAGGTTGGTGATCTTTGGAGTGATCCTATTTACAACCGTATTCTAGAACTTAGATACGGCAATCAGAAGAAGCATATTGAGAATCGTGGTGGATACTCAAATGATGCAGCAGATACTTTATCTGCATACCTTCGTCCTAGTTTGAAAGCGGTATTAACGAAAGGTAATAACAGAGCATCCATGCGTGGAGCTTGTGGTCGTGATCCTAACGCTAGGGTCATTATTGCTTTGAAACTTCACCCGAAGAACATTTCTCATGAAGAGATGATTCGCATTGAGTCTCTTGATCACAATACGGATTGTAACTATCGCACGAATCAAAGTGGTGATGATAAGTTTAAATCTGCTTATTATGCGAATGAAAGTTGGGCGGTAGAGTTGTTTATGTATCTTGAACAATTCAATATCGGCATTGCTGGAACTCTTGATGGTGCCGAATTTGTATGCCCATCACACTCTTATATGTCTACAGCAAGGAAACTTGCTGGAGAAGAGTATACTTCAAAGTATCTTAGTGCATTTACCAAGTGGAAATGTGCTAAAGAAATTCAGGGTAATGCCACTGTGGCAGGTTCTCTTTTCTTGAAAACCTTCCATGAGTATATTGATTGGATTGATAAAAAGAATCAAATTGATTCTTTCTCTTTGATGATGAAGTGGTATTTTGTTGATTATGGTCCCACTCATCAACAAGTAAACCCTAAAGCAAAAAGTCTGAAACAATCTGATATTGTTGAAGGTAATGGTATCATTAAAGGAAACGAACCATTTGTCGCTCGTTTTGTAAACCTCTACAATAGTTTTTGTGATCGTGAAGTTTCTTTTGATCGGATGATCATCAAGAAAACTCATAAAACTGCTATTCCATTTGAAGGATCTGATAGTAGTGCTTGGAATGAATTCCTTGCATCTGCAAATCCTTTGATGAAACCAGTATTGGGACAACTTGCTGAGAACAAGTTTTTCTAAATACACGGGGTCTTCGGACCCTTCTCATTCCTCTTTAGCTCAGCGGCAGAGCAAGCGACTGTTAATCGCTCGGTCCTAGGTTCAAATCCTAGAAGGGGAGTTTTACAAAAAAATTATGTACCGAACAACGTACAAAGAACAGTTCTACTACATCTACATATGCTTTAAAGAAGTATTCAAAATATGCCTTACAAAGATAAAGAAGAAAATCGTAAGTATCAGCGCGAGTGGGCTAGAAAGAATTCAAAGACTTATAAAGCAAATCAAATTAGTCATCAGAGGAGAAAGCAGATAGTAGAGGATGCCAAAAAACATCCTTGTATTATTTGTAATAAAGAATTTCATCATGTGCAGATGGATCTTATACATGTAGATCCATCGCCAAAAATGTATAGTGTATCTAAGTTATTGGAGTGTGCTAGTTACAAGACTTTAAGGGAAGAGATAGACAAGTGTGCTCCTATATGTGCAAATTGTAATAGACTACTGCAACATAAAATGGTAGAACTACCTGAACTCATTGTTATGCCTTAAGGTTCAAATCTTTACCTATTAAAATTATAGAACCCTACAGTGTTTTCCAAGGTTTTCTGGTATAAATAAACCGAGGACAAAAAGTTAGCAGGGTCAGAGTAGTCATGCCTTTAACACGTTTAGATAATCTTATTAGTTCAAAGACTGGTAAGTATCTTTATGTTTCGCCAGACGATTTCAACGCAACAGATGCGTTGTCAAA